GTGTAACCAATAGACTCACATAAACGTCTATTAATCTTAAGCATTGCACACATGACAGCTTGTGATCGCCGCAAATCGTAGTCCTTATAATCTGAGTCACTTTCCATTTCATCAGATGGTTCAATGCTAGAGATGTGGTTGCACAGTTCAGCCCAGTCCGGCCCAGCACAGTTCATTCCAACCATGCACTCGGATAGAATTGAGTTGCACGATAAAAATTCACAAATGCCTAGCATATACTGCCGCACCAAAATGGTGAAAATGGCCTGAGTTATGAAAAAGAGTCGGACTTTTTCCTTGTCCTCTGCTACAATTTCATCTTTAAGGCAAGTTTTGCCCCAGACGTCGTACTGGAGACCATGAAGAAAGGCGTGCTTCATGCGCTCGTATTCCACGAGCAATTCCGGAGTGAGGCCCCAACGCGTGCGACCATCTGGATAGGGCTCCAATTTCAGGAGAACCATCCACTTAGGTAGATTGTATGGAATACCCATGGATGAGAGCGTGTTGATTGCTCCCATATAATTCGCATTGGGTATTCCATTTAGTGACTCATCTACATTAAGTACTCGGATATATTCCCGCTCGGCTTTGAATTTCTGCAGAGCTGGAATAAGGGGTTCGATGTAATCGTCGACCGCCCATCGAATGGCGGCTGGATCAGGATCAAGCACTGAGCGAATATTAGCCTCAAGTGCTCGATTATGATCGACCCATGGTTTAGACAAGTCCACTGCCTTCCATGTGTTTGGTACTCCACAGTGTGTAGCTATAGCCGTGCTCAGCAGCGATTGAACTCCTCGTGAACGAGCAGTTGAAAGCTGCGGATCATGACCTAAAATCTCTACACCAGGTAGCACTTTCTTCTCCTGGAAGAAAGTAGCTGCTGGTAACGGTCCGGGTAGACAAACGCGTCCACGACCATACCGCTCAGTGTCCTGCTCACACGCCTCAGGGACGTTCAAGACTGATGCGCTAGCGCTTAGGAGTTCCTTAGCCTTGAGATAAGATTCGTACATAATCTCTTGGGCATATCCAAAGCGCTCTGCTGGATTGGTACCTGGAGAACCAGCAATGTGGAAGCCTAGAATGGCTCCATCTTTGCGATCTGCTATAACAGGACTGCCGCACAATCCTGAGAAGTTCTCAAGGGTGGAATACTTCACACCACGGCCTACTGAAAAACCTCC